ATGCGATCGAGGACATGCTTTGCGAGCGGCTGGAAGAGGAATGATAAGCGCGTGAAACGGCGTTGGGTGCAATCTGCACCTATTGCCAGATTCCAGGGAGATGTCGTACATTCTCCAATGCAGGCCGGGAAACCGGTTTCGTGGACCTGAGGGCGCCACGAGGCGTGAACGATGGGCGGCTCCGGAGGGTGATACCCAGGCCAGAAATGGCAACCGAAGGCGAGTCGGGAGCGCTGCGAACTCGTTCGACGGGCAACCGTGTCCCTGCGGAAGGGCGAGCGAACGAGGGCGCAGCCGTGTCCTCAAGGCTCACCAGAGGATGATTTGATGTATCTTCCCTCTGAGCGATCTGAGCGATCCTCCAGGAGGGCAAACGCGCATGGCTGAAACAGGGAGACCCGCATTCGAGTGGACCGAGGAAATCGAAGATCGGGTCCTCGACAAGTTCATGGAAGGGAAGTCATTCCGGGATTTTCTCGGGGATGGCAGAGAAGAAGGACTCCCAGGGATTACGACATTCTTCAAACATCTGCGGGATTGCGAACCGTTTGCGAAACGATACGCTCGCGCGCGCGAATTCCAGGCGGATGTCGAATTCGAGGAAATCAAAGAGATTTCCGACGATGGCCGGAATGATTGGATGGAAGTGCACGATCCCGACAATCCAGGGTATCGGCTGAATGGGGAACACGTCCAGCGGTCGCGCCTTCGCGTAGACGCTCGCAAGTGGCGCGCGGAAAAGATGGCCAACGGAAAGTACGGCGAAAAACTCGAACTCGCCGGAAATCAAAGCGCCCCGCTTACCATTGTGGTAAAGGATTATGCCGGAAATCTCGATCCCAAATAACTGGGACCCGCGCGCCTACCAGATGGGGTTATGGCGTTACCTCTGGGCGGGCGGTAAGCGGGCGGTAGTCCGCGCTCATCGCCGATGGGGAAAGGACGATGTTTGCCTCCACTGGACCGCCACCGCAGCCATGCAACGGCCCGGAACCTATTGGCATTGCCTTCCCGAATACGCCCAGGCGCGGAAGGCCATCTGGCAGCAGGTGGACCCGCACACCGGCAAGCGGCGCATCGACATGGCGTTCCCGCCTCAGATCCGACGCAAGACCAGCGACCAGGAAATGCGGATAGAATTTGCGAACGGCTCGACTTGGCAGCTTGTCGGGTCTGATTCTTACGACTCCCTCGTCGGCGCTTCACCGGCTGGAATCGTTCTTTCTGAATACGCGCTTGCAAAGCCTGAATCATGGGATTTCTTTCGCCCAATGCTTGCGGAAAATGGTGGCTGGGCGCTTTTCGTTTCGACGGTTCGAGGAAGGAATCATTTTTACCAGATTGGCGAATACGCAAAGAAGCAATCGGATTGGTATTTTATTGATTCTCGTGCTGATGAAACAGGCGTTTTCTCGCCAGAAACACTTGAAAGAGAGCGCGCCGAACTGATTTCGAGCTGGGGCGAAGATCTCGGGGAGGCGAAATTCCGCCAGGAGTACTTCAATGACCCGAATGTAACTGGATTCCTGACATTCATTTCGGGTTCGGCAATCGAGAAATGCCGCAAATACAGGGCTATCGACGTGGGCGCACCGCTGGTGTGGGGTGTCGACGTGGCGCGGCAGGGCTCGGATTTCTCGGTGATCGCGATGCGCAAGGGCCGCGCAGTGTTCCCGACGATGGCATTTCGCGAGGCCGACACGATGCGGCTTTGCGAGATCATCGCGGCAAAGTTCTTCTCGTTCGGTGAGCGCCCCAAAGCGATCTTCGTGGACGGTGTGGGCGTTGGCGCTGGCGTGGTCGACAGGTTGCGGCAGCTCCTTGGGCCTGGAATCATCATCGACGTGCAAGCCGCCGCCAAAGCGATCGAGTCAGACAAATACGGCAACAAGCGCGCGGAGATGTGGGGCCGGATGCGCGACGAGTTCGCCGCTGGCGTCGAGCTACCGAACGATCCCGACCTTCTGGACCAACTCACATGGCCGGAAATGGCGTTCGAGCAGGCGACGGAGCGGCTTTTGGTCGAGAAAAAGGAGTCGATTCGCAAGCGGCACGGCGCCAGCCCTGACCGCGCCGAAGCGCTCGCGCTTACGTGGGCGCAGCCGGTCGCGATCGCTTCGCCTGCATTCGCCGGCAATTCGATGCGCGTGGAAACGTCGTATGCCGAATACGAGATGATGTAAATTCAGGGAAACGGGGAGGGCTCATGTCCATTTTCGGATTGGTCGAAGACATCACGGGCATCACCGCATCCCGCGAGCGCGAGAGACAGAAAAACACACTCGCCCAGGAACAGCGCGAAGAGATCCAGCGCCGCCTGGATGAGCAGGCGCGCACCCGAGCGATCGAACGCAACCAGCGCGGAGTCGGAGCGGGCGCCGCGATGCTCTCGCGCCCCGTGAGCGCCGCCCAGCTCATCGCGCCCGCAGCTCCGGCGTCACTGTCCGCGCCTCCCGCGACGGCGCCCGGAGGCCTCAACGCTCGCCCAACGCCTTCGCCGAATTTCAACCGCTCCCCCCTGCTGGGGCGATGATGGCCGACGAACTCGCAACCGCCATACTCACGCGCCTAGGCCAGCTCCAGAGCCGCCGCGCCTCGTTTGAAGAGCAGTGGAACGCGATCGATGAATACGTAGCTGGTGCTGCGCGCTTCGGTCGCGGAACCACGCCAGGCGAAAAGCGTGGGCTTAAGATGTTCGAGTCCACCCCGATCATCGCTGTGAACCGCCTTGCCGCCGCGCTGTCGTCGCTGATGACCCCGCAAAACGAGCAGTGGCACCGCCTGGAGATGGAGGGCGAGGACGACCACGCTTCGAAGGTCTACGCCGACGAGGTGACGCGCCGCCTATTCAAGGCTCGCTACGCCTCGACAAGCGGGTTTTCCACCCAGATGCCCGAGTGGTACAAGTCCCTGGCTCGATACGGTACGGCCGTCGGAATGGTGATGGACTACACCGGGATCAAGTACCGAAATCTGTCGCTAGCCACGGTCTACATCGACGAGAATTTCCAAGGCGAAGTCGATACCGTATATCGTCGCTACGCCCTCGACGCTCGCCAGGCGCTGCAGCAGTTCGGCGATCGCGCACCAGAGAAGATCCGCGCCGCCGTGGAGGCCGGGAAGGACGACAAGTTCTGGTTCATCCAGTGCGTGTGCCCGAATACCGATCGCGACCCCGGGCGACGCGATGCGAAGGGCATGGCGTTTTCGTCGGTGGATATTTGCGAGGACACCAAGGATGTGGTGTACGAGGGCGGATACCGCTCGTTCCCGTTTTTCGTCGCGCGGTTCTCCGTCTCGGACGGCGACATCTATGCCTACTCGCCCCTGATGGAGATTTTGCCGACAGTCAAACTCGCCAACTCGATGAAGAAGACGACCCTGCGCGCTGGCCACCTGGCGACGGATTCGCCGCTCCTGACGGCCAACGACGGCGCGCTCCAGCCATTCCAGCTGGTCCCTGGCGCTCTGATTCGCGGCGGAATGGTCGACGGGAAGCAAAATGTTGCCCCGCTCTACACCGGCAAGAATGTTCCGTTTTCCCTGGAGTTGATGGACCGCGAGCGCCGCACGATCAACGACGCGATGTTCGTCTCCTTGTTCGAGATTCTGGCCGAAGACCGCCGCCAAATGACCGCCCAGGAAGTCCTGCAGCGCGCCCAGGAGAAGGGCCAACTGCTTGGCCCCGTGGCATCAGGCATCGAGCCGGCGCTCGGCATGATGATCGAGCGCGAAATGGACATCCTGGCCGCAGCCGGAGCGCTCCCGCAGGAGCCGGATTCCGTCCGCGAGGCTGGCGGCTACTACCGCGTCCGCTACACCTCGCCGATCTCGCGCGCGCAGAAGGCGGGCGAAGGCGTCGCCGTGATGCGGATGATCGAATCGACAGCGGCAATCGCACAGTTTGATCCTACCGCGCCCAAGCGCGTCAAGTGGGATGTGGCGCTTCAGGTCTTGGCGGACGCCCAAGGCCTGCCGTCCAAGGTGCTGCGGTCGGACGAGGAGATGCGCTCCATCGAGGCGCAGGATGCCGAGGCCGCAGAGGCGCAAGCGATGCTCCAGGCGGTCCCCGTGGCCGCGCAGTCCGCAAAGTACCTCGCCGAGGCGCAAGCGCTGGCCGGATCGCCTGAAGGCAGTTCGTTCTGATGTTCGATGGAGACGAAACTGAGCTCGCCCGGCGCGAGCAGCAGGAGCGATCCGCGATCCGCGAAGCGTTTCGCACAACCTTTTTCTCCCCCGGCCCCGCGTCGGAAATCGTCCGCAGGCACTTGGCGCGGTTCTGTTGCGCCGATGGGTCCACGGTTCGAATTTCTCCAATGTCTGGCACGATTGACCCCCTCGCCACCGTGATGGCAGAGGGGCGGCGCGAGGTGTGGCTTGCGATCCACGCAGACGCCGGGATTGATCCGATCACGGGAAAACCAAAGGAATAGACCATGGCCGACACAACCGGATCCGCCGCCCTTCTGGGTGCGGGCAACCCTGGCGACCCCAACGCGGGCGCAGGCCAACCCGGAGCCTCCGCTCCGCAACCAAAGCCAGCTCCTGGCGGCTCCTGGCTTGACGGGATCGAAGACCCGGACGTGAAGGCGTGGGCCACAAAGAAGGAGTGGAAATCCCCTGCCGACGCCCTTCTTTCCCACCGGGAGCTCGAAAAGCGGTTCAGCGGCGAGAAGGTCGTGGTACCGAAGGGCGAAGATGACGCCATCGGCTGGGAGGCATACTTCAAGGCTGGCGGTCGCCCCGACACCCCCGAGGGCTACGAGCTGGACAAGCTCGAAGGCATCGACCCCGAGAACGCCAAGGCCGTGGCCGCAAAGTTCCACGAGCTTGGCTTGCCTGCCATGAGCGGGAAGAGGCTGGCCGGGTGGCTCGAAGAGCAGCGGGCCCAGCGCGCAGCCCGCGAAGACGAGGACTTCCGCCAGCGCTCCGCCGCCGAACTCGCTGACGTTCGCCGCGAGTGGGGCGGAGCGTACAAGGCCAAGGAAGAGGCTGCAAGGCGCGGCGCGATGCTGATGGGGTTCGACGCACCTACCCTTGAAAGGATTGAGCGCGTCGTCGGAACCAAGGCGATGATGGAGCGGTTCGCGGAGCTTGGGCAGAAGATCGGCGAGGCCCCCGCGCGAGGAGTCCAGCAGGGCGGGGCATCGGCCTACATGACGCCAGCCGACGCCGACGCAAAGATGAACGAACTGCAGACCGATGCCGCCTGGGTGAAGCGGTTCACCGATGGCGGAGCCAAGGAGCGCGCCGAATTCGACCGCCTTCTGAAGATTTCGGTGTCCGGTGGATAAGTCGCTTGCGGAAATCCGCTTGGAATGCTTACGTTTAGCCTATCGCGCCGACCAGGTCCCTGACCAAAACGTCGCGAGAGCGGAAAAGCTATTCGAATGGGTGACGGTAAAGGGCAAACCGGAAACGGACCCACCAAAAACGCCGAAGCCCAAGAGCTGATCCGCTAGAAATACGGTCCCGACAGCGTCGGAGAAGCCTCAGCCAATGACCACACATCAAAGGAGGGGGCTATCATGCCCGACGCAATCGAACTGCGGACAAAGCAGTACAACAAGATCCTGGAGCTGGTCGCACAGCAGACGCGCTCCAAGCTGATCGACAAGGTCGAGACCGGATCCCACACCGGCACCAGCGTTTCCGTGTGCGACAAGCTCGACGAGTTCGAAATGGACCCGGTGACCGCCGTTGGCGCGCCGATCATCCATTCCGCGCAGAACTACGAACGTCGCTGGGTTCGCCCCGTGAACTTCTACAAAGCCTTCCTGCGGGACACCTTCGTGCAGCTCGAGTCGGAGATCGACCCGCAAGCGAAGCTCATGGCCGCGTCCATCGCCGCCATCAATCGCGCCCAGGATGACCGGATTATCGCCGCGTTCTTCGGTGACGCGATCACCGGAGCCGACGGCACCACCACGACCACCTGGGCAACGGAAGGCTCCAGCTCGGTCGTCCCCGTGGAGGAAGGCGGCGGCGGATCGGCCGTCGGGCTGAATGTCGCCAAGCTCAAGGCTGCGCTCGAAATCCTCATGAGCAACGACGTCGACATCGAGTCGGAGCAGATCTACATCGGCTACAACAGCAAGGCTCACAGCCACCTGCTCGCCGAGGCTCAGATCATCTCTCTCGACTACAACGAAAAGCCCGTGCTGAAGGACGGCCGAATCATGTCGTTCCTCGGCATGAACTTTGTCCACACCCAGCGTGTCACCAGGGACAGCAACGGCTACTACCGCCTGCCTGTGTGGACCAAGAAGGCCATGCACTTCGGAACCTGGAAGGCTCCGCGCGGCGATATCTCGCAGCGCAAGGACATCCAGGGGCTCCCGTGGCAGGTCTACCTGGACGGGTCGTTCAACGCCACCCGCGTGGACGCCAAGCGCCTCGTGGAAATCAAGATCACCGTGTCCTAAGGGGGGGGCAAAATGGCAGTCGTCAACATCAATAGCACCGTCGTTGCGGCCATCCTGGCATCGGGCGCCACGCTCGTCGCGCCGGGTCATGCCGTCCATGTGTTCGTCGGAACCGTCGAGTCGGCCAACGGGGATTCCGCCGGATCCACCTACCGCCTTGCCACGGTCCCGTCGAACTTCATTCCGACCAAGCTCGATCTCGCCTGGGACGCCCTTGGCGGGTCGTGCGCGGCGGATGTCGGGGTCTACGAGTCCTCGACCGGCGCGGTCATCGACGCCGACGAGTTCGCTTCGGCGGTCTCGCTGGTCAACGCGGGCGCCTGGACGAGCGAGCTGGAAGAGGCAGGAGCCGCCGACATCGCCAAGATCGGACAGCCGATGTGGCAGCGTATGGGCCTGACCGCCCAGCCCGTCCCCGGCAAGTCTTACGACATCGTTGCTACCCTCACCGCAGCTTCGGCGGCGGCGGGGACTCTGGCGATGCGCTTGACCGGCTACTACGCCAACTGATACACCGGGGGAGGACATCACTCCCCCTTCTTTTCGGAGGGCTTCAAATGGCGTACACGTACATCGGCATCGACCCGTCCAAGGGTGCGGAAGACATCACGGTCGGTTCTTCGACCACCAGCAAGGCGATCGAGCTTCGCGTTGACACCGCGAAGATCACGAGCCGCGCCGAGATTACCGCTCTTGTGAGCCTCCTCAAGGATTACATCGAGACGGTTCCGCTCTAGCCTAGGCGGTTCACGGTGTAGATTTTAGGCACGGAGGGAACTCATGGCCTCGCAAGTCGACATCGTGAACCACGCCTTGACCAGGCTCGGCGAAGCTCGGATCCAGGACATGGGCGAAGACTCCAAGGCGGCGGAAGAAGCGTCCGCCGTCTGGGACCTCCTGCTCGACGCGGAGCTTTCCGCGAACAACTGGAAATTCGCCACCAAACGCGCTTCTCTCCCGGCATCCGCAACGCCCCCGGCGTTCGGCTTCGCTCGCGCATTCCCGGTTCCCGCTGATTTCCTCGCGCTGTCCTACGTGGTCGGGCAGAACGCGCAGGACACTTCCGACTATCGCCCTGACGCGCTGGCGACATTCGAAATCGAGGCGGGGCAGATATTGACGGATCTTCCGGCGCCGTTGCGGATCGTCTATGTAGCTCGCGTGACCGATCCGAACCTCTGGGACTCTGGATTCCGTAACGCATTCGCGATCAAGATGGCGCAAGCCTTGTGCTACACGCTGACCCCGCTTCGCGAGGGCCGCGAACAGCTCCTGTTCCGCGAGTACCAAATGGCCGTCGAGACGGCAAAGCAGAGATCCGCGATCCAGGCACCCCCGCAGTTCGCCCAGGACTCCACTTGGTTTGCTGAGAGGGAATCGTAATGGGTGGCACTTCGGCGTCGTACCTCAAGGCGTCATTCAACGCTGGCGAGCTGTCCCCCCTGTTTGGTGGCCGCGTCGATCACGTCAAGTACGCCCACGGTCTGAAGCGGTCGCAAAACGCGATCCCCGTGGTGCATGGCGCCGTGACTCGGCGACCAGGAACCGTGTTGGCAAAGGACAACGGCGCAGGCGTCGACGACTCCAGCGCTTGCCCCGTGCTCGTGCCGCACGACGTATCTGGCGACGAGGCGTGGATCTACGTGATCGGCAAGAAGTCGGAGCGCGTGAAGGTCTTCCGCAATCGCGCGGAGGTGCCGGTTTGGTCTCTCAGCTATCCGTTCTACGAGGATGCCCGGCGAGCTGACGGAACGTCGAAGATCTCGCGCGCGCAGAAGGGCCGCGACCTCTACATGGCCGACGACGGGAGTTCCCCCGCCATCGTCCTGACGAACAACGAGTCGACGGTCATTCAGTTCAACCTGTTCAACAACACCGGGCGCCCGCACGGCGTTCTTAGCGACTCCAATCCGACGCCATACGTCCAGAACTACGACACCCCGCCGTTCCAGGCTTACGAGCCCGAGAAGAACGTCGTCATCGAGACGGCTGGAAGCGTCGAGATCGGGAGCCTTCCTCTCCTGAACGAACTCATCGCGCCCACCGGCACGTTCGCTGGCGCGCTGGGTCGGCGGATCGTGTTCAACCCCGACGATTTCGAAATGAAGGACGACGCCGGAAACTTCACATTCAAGGAGTGGGCGAAAGGGCTCGTCGTTGACCATGGCCAAATCGTGCGGCACCAGGGAAGATGGTACCAAGTGCTCGTCACGGTCAGCCCGTACAAAGCGGCGCTGAACACCGAGCCTCTCCATGAGTACGGCGCCATCTACTCGCCCAAAACGGGTGTCGGATACAAGGCGCAGATGGGCTACATCGGGAACGGCCATTTTTCATGCCAGATCAACTCGAATCCATCGGCGGTCCCTGGTCGCCCTGGGTTTGAGTCGGTTTCCGTCTATTGGGACATGACCAACGCGCCGAAGTTCAAGACTTCGCGCTGGGCGTGGGCCGCGGTTGCTACCGGCAAGAATCCGGAGCCCGGCGCGGCCTATCCCGATAACCTGGCTCTTTGGCGCTCTCGCCTCGTCCTGTCGTGCGGCGGTAAACTGTTCTTCTCCGTCGCTGGAAAATTCCGCAGCTTCCGCCAGTACGACGGATCCGGACACATCACGGCCGACCAATGCGTATCCGTGGAGATCCCTTCCCGCCAGCTCGTGTCGACCGAATGGATGGTCTCGCAAGACTCACTCATCATCGGGTCGAAAGTTGGCGCTTTCGAGGTGCGCGAGGCGTCCGACGCCGTGTTCGGCCCCGGGAACGTGCGCATCGACCAGGTGACCACGTTCGGCTCGCACAACGTCGAGGCGGTCACGGTCGACAACCATATCCTCTACATCGGTAAGGGCGGAAAGCGGCTGCATGCATTGGGGCGAACAAGCGAGGGATGGAGGTCCATCGACCTATCCGCCATCGCCGACCACATCGGAGCCAGCGGATTCACGGAAATGGCCTGGCAGAACGAGCCATGGAAAGTCCTCTGGCTGACCACGGGCGCGGGCGACCTCGTTGGCTTGACCTGGAATGCCGACCAGGATGTCTTCGGGTGGCATCCTCACCGAACCATCGACGGAGACAAGATTCGAGGCATAGCGTGCATACCGTCTCCATCCGGCCTGATTGATGACCTCTGGCTCTCGGCGCTCCGGTACAGTAGCGACGACGGCGCTGGCGTGCCGCAGTACCGGCGCACAATCGAATACCTTGCGGATGCTCACCAGGACGGCGGCGACCTGCGCGAGGCACGGTACAGCGATTCGCTGATCCACTTCGATGGATCCGTGATCGGCGACAACTACGGGCTGAACCTGACGGGCGGCACGCTCTGGGACGAGTCCGAGCTCCTGACACTGGAAAGCGTTGCCCTCCTGTTTGGCGTGGCGGGATCCGCGTTCACAGCCGACATGGTAGGCGACGTGGTTCGGCTGGTCGAGAGCGCCCCCGGCCCGATCCCTGGCCCCAAGGAGAGCGGCGAGTATATCGACTTGCTCGTGGAATCCTTCGCGTCGGCTACCGAGATCGCAGTCCGGCCCCTGCGCGCGGTCCCGGAGCGATTCCGCGCCACACCCGCGCAATGCTGGCAGATCCGACGCACAGCGTTCGCGGTCGCACACCTGGATGGGCGGACGGTGGATGTGCTGGCCGACGGCTGCGCGCATCCGCAAGTCCAGGTGGTCGACGGGGTCGCGACGCTCCAGGAGCACGCATGCAAAGTCACAATCGGAATCCCCGCGTGGGAACTCCTGGAGACGATGCGGATCGAGCTTGGCGCGGAGACGTCCACCACGATCGGCAAGATCAAGCGAATCTCACATACGACGCTCCGGTTCCTGGAGTCTGTTGGGTGCTGGATCGGAAACGGGATAGCATCCAGGGAATTCACCTTCCGCAAGCCGTCCGACCGGATGAACGCTCCCGTGCCTGCTGTGACCGGCGACGACCGGCGCGACTTCGTGACCGGCAACGGGCCGGACGGAACGATCGTGATCGAGAACCGCCAGCCGCTGCCCATGACGATCATCTCGATCGCTGCTGACCTGATTTCCGACACGTGAGGTGCGATAGATGGACCCTCTGACAATCCTGGCAGGAATCAAGCTCGGATCCTCGATTCTCTCGACCGTGGGCGGGCTCTCGCAGGGCTCCGAGGACGCGGCAGCGCAGCGCCTGGCGGCCGAACGTGCGCAAGCGAACGCCCGCGCAGCAATCCGCAAGGGAGAGTCCGACGTCGGGATGGTCCGGCGCCAGGGCGGGCGAGTGATGGGCGCCCAGCGGGCCGCGATCGCCCAATCTGGACTAGGTGCAGGCGGGACCAATGCCGCGCTGGTGGCCGAGTCTGCGCGCAACATGGAAGCGGACGTAGCCAACACGCGGATGGAAGCGGCGCTCCGGGCGGCGGATGCAGCCGACCAAGCGCGCCAGTTCAGACAGCAAGCGTCGAACACCAAAAAAGCCTCGTACATCGGCGCGGCATCGAACATCCTTTCCACCGCGTCCCGTTTTTACGGAGGCTGACCGATGCCCAAGATTCCGACCTACGAGCAACATACGTCCACCCCGTCCGGAGAGCGCCGCGTCGCTGTTGGTCCGACCGACCAATCCGGCGCGATGCTGACCGGCCTTGCCAATGCCGTCACCGATGCGGCCAGCGTGGCGGGTGCCACGATCCAGCGCAAGCGCGATGCGCAGGCGGCGGCGCTGGACGCCTACGACCGCCAGCAGGATGCGCTGAGGCGCGTGGAGGCGAAGGAGTGGGCGGACAACGCGGCAACGGATGCCCTGCTACGCAAGCACGAGCGGATGGCCGAGATGAAGCGTCAAATCCCAGCCGGCGCCGACTTCCTGGAAGAGTGGCGCAAGGAAGAGGCCGCGATCGACGCCGAGGTGAAGGGTTCTGCGCCGGCGGGAAATCCGTACTTCGGGAACGCCCTGGATTCGCAACTTTCGAACCAGCGCCAGTCCTTCCAGCTCGCGGCGCTCCAGTACCGCGAAGCGTCGCGCGCGGTCAAGACGGAATTCGACTTCGAGAAGAAGATCGACACGAATCGGAAGATCCTTCAAAAGCTCCCGGCCCTTGATGCCGACGCCAAAGCCTTCGAGCTGGTCCGCGAGATGGAGGCGGACGCAGGGCTTGCTCTCCTTCCGCCGAACCAGGCCGAAGCGCTGGCCGAGAAGAAACGCCAAGACCTGGCCGAAACCGTCTTCGAGCAACATTTGCAGAATCCCGAGGATGCGCAAAATCTGCTCAACGCCATCGATGGCGCTGGCAGCGTTCACTTTGTGCGCAAGGCTGGAACCAGCCGCGCCAACGGCAAACCGATCTCCGGCGGGAAGTGGGATTCAAAGCTCCGGGCGGCGGCGGAAAAGTACGACCTGGACCCGTCCATTCTGATCGCGACCATGATGCAGGAAAGCACGGGGGATGAACGTGCCGTCTCGCCAAAGGGCGCGCAAGGTCTACTTCAACTCATGCCAGGAACCGCCCGCGACCTCGGCGTGGACCCGTCCGACCCAGACCAGAACATCGACGGCGGCGCCCGCTACCTCGCGCAGCAGATCGAGCGTTTCGGATCGGTCGCGAAGGGCTTGGCGGCCTATAACGCTGGACCTGGAAATCTTTCGAGCGCGATCCGCAAGGCGGAAGCCGCAGGCCGCCCGAATGATTGGCGCGAGTTCCTTCC